TGCAGTAGCCACAACAGGCACATTCTAAAAAACTAAAAAAGGGGCAAACTCATGGCAAAACTAAAGATCGTTCGTACAGATGGAAGCGTACTAGAAGGCGAGATTACTCCAGCAGTGGAGTACGCATTTGAGCAGTACGCTAAAAAGGGCTTCCATAAGGCGTTCCGCGATGAAGAAAAGCAGAGCGATGTCTATTGGTTAGCATGGGAAGTAACACGCAGGTCAGGTGAAACTGTAAAGCCTTATGGGATGGAGTTCATTGAGACACTTAAAAGTGTCGAGGTGCTTGATTCAGACCCTTTAGCTTAAAGCGAGATCTCCCGTTCACCTACTTAATCGCTCGCTTGAGCATTAGGTTAGGGATCTCGCCACAGCAGTTATTAGATCTAGATAAGAACATGCTCGATGCATTAGTGCAGGGGCTCAAGGATGAAGCGAAAGAGGTGAGCGATGCCAGCAAGCGTAAAGGGCGGCGTTGAACTTCGTAAAGCTCTTCGCAAGTTCACACCTGATCTAGCAAAAGAAACTCAGAAAGAAATTAAGACAGCAATTAGACCAATTAGCCAATCTGCTAAAGGTTATGTTCCAGATCGCGGAGAAGTTTTAAGCGGATGGTTGCCTCGTCAAATGTCTGAGGGTACATTTCCTACCTTTAATCCTTCTGAGGTTAGATCTCGTATTGGCTTTAAGACAAGTCCATCAAAGGCTAATTCAAGAGGATTTAGATCTTTAGCTCAAGTTTTCAATAAGAGCCGAGCAGGATCGATCTATGAAAGAATGGGTAAGTTAAGCCCTGACAGCAGATTCGTTATGAATCAAGATGGAAAGTTTCGCGCACCTCTTAAAGGCAAAGATCGCATGCAAGGTCGATTGCTTTATCGTGCCTATGAGGAAAACAATGGCAAAGCCAGAAATGGTGTTCTTAAAGCCATTTCATCTGCTGCTACAAAACTTAATCAACGAGCAACAGTGAGAGGTTAATCGTGGCAAATGTAGTCATTGATATTGCAGCAGAATTCACAGGCAATAAAGCCTTTAAGCAAGCAGACAGCGCCACAACAGCACTGACCAAAAATGTTAAAAAGCTTGCAGGTGCAGTAGGTCTTGCTTTTAGCACTCAAGCTATTGTCTCTTTTGGCAAGGCAGCAGTTAAAGCTTTTGCAGAAGATGAAGCTGCTGCATTAAGACTTAATCGAGCAGTTGAGAATCTAGGCATTGGCTTTGCCAATCCTGCTATTGCTAAGTACATAGCAAATCTTGAAAAATCTGCTGGTGTTGCTGATGACATTCTTCGTCCTGCATTTCAGGGGCTATTGACCACCACAGGCTCATTAGTACAATCTCAGAAACTTCTTAACGATGCGATCACGATCAGTCGAGCATCTGGCATTGATCTAGCAACAGTTACCGAGGATCTTGGTAAAGGTTATGTCGGTATAACTAAAGGACTTGTTAAATACAATACAGGTTTGACAACGGCAGAGTTAAAATCTAAATCATTTAATGAGATCCTTGGCACTATCTTAAAGCGTTCAGCAGGTGCAGCAGAAGATTACCTAGACACTACTGCTTACAAATTTGACATTCTAAGTGTTGCTTCAAGCAATGCATCTGAAATTATTGGTGGCAGTTTAGTCGATGCCTTTGCTCTCATTGGTGGTGGCACAGAAGCCAGCGATGCCGCTGCTGCCATCGAAACCATTGCAACTGCCTTAAGCAAGATTATTGTTCAGTCGGGTCGTACAATTGGTGTAATCCCTACCTTAATTAAAAACCTCAAGAACCTTGGTAAGAACATATTCTTTGGTTTTGCAGGTGCTCAGTTTGGTGTAAATATAACACCACCTGCTGATAAGAAGGAAGAAGCCAAGCTTACACTGACTGAGAAAAAGCAACAGGAACTTCTTGCCAAACTTGAAAAAGAATCGGCAAAGCGCGAAAAGGAAAGACTGGCTTTGCTCAACAAACAGAACGCAGCCAAGCGATTGCAAGGTGTTATTGATAAGGCTAACCTTGCTTTGGGTAAAGGCAAGGATGTTTTTGACCTCGACAAGATCCAAGTTGCAGCAGCTCTTACTAATCAGGCTGAGCAACTAGGCAAGGCAACCACTTCTGCCCAACTTTTGCAAATTACTAACGACACGGCTCGTCTAAATGTCAAGCGTTCAATGCTTGAATTAGAAGATGCTATTGCTACTAAAGATGAAGCATCCATCATAGCTGCCACCAAGAAACTAAATGCAGATCTTGGCATTCTTGGTACTTTGATGAAGCAAGATCTAAAGATGCAAGACATCAAGTCAATCCTTGAAAGCCTTAAGCCAAAGGATCTAATCAATCTAGGCAATCTTGATGCTGCTATTGCTAAGATGATTGAGTTAAACAAGTTGCAAGGCAGCAAGAACGGCACTGCGCCAACCGCAGCAGAGGCAGCAGCGGCAGCAGCAGCGGCAGCAGATGGTGCACCTGTTTATTCAATTCCTAAAAACACGACAGATTTCACACTTAACAACCCAGCCATTTTTAAGTTAATAGATAAAATGCTCCCTAGCAATTCCTATAATGAGCAATTAGTAACGGCATTAAATGCAGGCGCAGATTTACCAAGCGCTGTGCGTGGTGCTAATTACCAAGCAAGAGCAGAGCAGGAATACGCTATGTTCCTTAGCCAGATCAATATGGGCGGCATTGCTGGCCAATCTTTGACAAGCGGAATGGCTCAAGGTCTGCCTCTTTCTAATGCTTTGTCAGGTTCGCGTTATGCAGCTCAGGGCGCAGCAAGTTATGGCGCAGGGGCAACTATTGTTGTTAACACAGGCGTGGGAGATCCTAACGCCATTGCAGAAGCAGTAGATCAGGTGTTAAGAGATGCACAACAACGAGGTACGCTCACCACGATTGGCGCATTTGATCGATGACATGGCTTCCAGAATGGAGAGTAACAGTAGGTGATGATGTTTATACGACTGTCACCTCTGTCTCTTTTGCATCTGGTCGCTTAGACATTGATCGGCAAGCCACAGCAGGTTACTGCCAAGTACAGATAGTAAATACAGATAACACACCTTTTACAATCAATGTCACCGAGCCAGTTACCTTAGAGCTTAAAAACTCATCTGGCACTTATGTCACAGTATTTGGTGGAGAAGTATCAGACTTTAACATCGGAGTAAGAAGCCCAGAAGAATCTGGCTATGTAACTACTGGCACTATCTTAGGCATTGGTTCACTGGCTAAACTGACTAAGGCTGTCTATAACACAGCACTTGCAGAAGGCTTAGATGGCGCACAGATCGCAGCCATTCTAGGTTCAGCCCTTAACCTTACATGGGCAGAAATAACACCCACTGTTACATGGGCAACCTATCCAGCAGATGTCACATGGGCTAATGCAGAGTCCTACATCGGTGAAGTGGACTCAGGCTTCTACACAATGATTGCCCTTGCAGCTAATGCCTCTGCTAAGTCTCAGACATTGACAGACCAGATCGCTAACAGCGCACTTGGTCAGATGTACGAGGAAAAGGATGGAGATGTTTCCTATGCAGATGCAGACCACAGATCTAACTATCTCGCAGCAAATGGCTTCACTAACCTTGATGGCTCGTATGCAACACCAAGCTCTATCACTAGCACAACTCAGATTGCTCGCATCCGTAACAGCCTTATCTATCGCTATTCCACAGGATACGGCTCAACCTACAGCACCTCTGATGCGGACTCTATAGCCTCTTACGGGCTCTTTGAGCGTTCCGTGGACTCTAACATCAAGAACCTTGCAGACATCACTGACATCGCCTCTAGAGAGTTAAACCTTAGAAAGAATCCACGCGGTTCATTAGGTGCAATTACCTTTCGTCTAGACAATCCAGACATGCCATCTGCCATGCTTGACAGCCTTATCGGTGTCTTTTTTGGTCAGCCGGTGCTTGTCACTAACTTGCCTAGCAACTTACTCGATGGACAGTTTGATGGCTTTGTGGAGAATGTAGCCCTTCGAGCTACACCGACATTTGTGGACATAACCCTCTACATCTCAGCAACAGACTTCTCACTCAGCACTACACAATGGGAAACAGTATTGCCTGCCTCACTCATCTGGACAGGCGTAAATGGTACACTTACTTGGACTAACGCGACTGGAGCACTAACCTAATGGCAACTACTACACCTAACTTCGGTTGGACTGTTCCGACCTCATCTGATCTAGTCAAGAATGGCGCAACCGCCATTGAGACTCTTGGTGACTCTGTCGATGCATCCTTCGCAGGTCTGACAGTCAATGCCCAGACTGGCACGACATACACAGCAGTCAAGGCAGACGGACTCAACGCTATTGTCACGATGGACAACGCCTCAGCCAATACTTTCAGCATTCCAACAGATGCGACTTACGCATTCCCAACAGGGACAACCTTGCTTGTCTATCAGAAGGGTGCAGGGGTCACTACTATCCAAGCTGCATCATCTGGCACGACTACAGTCGTGAGCGCAGGTGCAGTCCTAGCAGCTCCAGTCCTTGCCCGTTATAAGTCAGCAGCTTGCATCAAGATCGCTGCTAACTCTTGGGTTGTCGTAGGTGCAGTTGCCTAATGCTTCCTTCACTAATTGGAGTCATCGCCTCTAGTGGTGGTGGTGGTTTCACAGTCTCTAACTCTTATGAGTCTATCGCTACGCTAACTGCATCGGGTTCATCTGCAACCCTGCAATTTACTAGCATCCCTAGCACCTATCAGCATTTACAGATTCGTATGCTAACGCGCTCTACGCGCTCTGCATCAAGCTCTAACATCTTCATTGGTTTTAATGGTGACACAAACACTAGCAACTATTATGGTCACATGATCCAAGGTGATGGATCATCTGCTTCAGCAGCAGCAAAGATTGGTTCGACTACTTCGTTTATGTCAGCCACATCTGCTGCATCTAATACCTCTGGTATTTTTTCTGGAGTTGTCATTGATGTCTTAGATTACAAAAACAGTAACAAAAACAAGACTTCACGCGGTCTAAGCGGATACGATGCCAATGGATCAGGTCTTATTTATTTTGCTTCTGGTCTATGGATGAACACAGCTGCTATCACTAGCATTGAGCTGACAGATCCACTAGGTAACTTCGCAAGCGGATCAGTAGCCGCCTTATACGGAATTAAGG